TGCGACGGCGAAGGCTTCGTGATGGGCAACTTCCACGCCGTCCGCGTCAACGGACACCCCTTCTGTGCGCGCGGACGATGCTACGCCGCACAGATTGACGAATTTATTGGACGCCGCGACGGATGCCATTGTGGTCTGAAGGGCAGACGAAGGAACAGCGAAACCCAGTAAACTAAAGTCACCGCTACAGTTGTGCTATCGTCACAACCACGTTACTATCGTGCAACTTTACCAATGGCGTCAGTTGACGCCCAGAGCAATTCCGGAAGTGGCCGACAGGTAGTAACCAACCGCCGACCCAAACCCGCAACGGAGCATCCCCACTCCACCGGATGAGGTAATGGCGCATGGCTACGGCCACGTTAGTAGCGGAAAGCAATTGGAGTCAACCGGTTTACGCCCGAGACGTGGAGACCGCGCGTGACCCGGCGATCCCGCCTAAGTACACCGACGAAGCCGTGCTCTCCATCGTGGTTCAGGACTTCGAGCGCGCAAGCGCATGGCTGAATGATCGACGCTGGCCGCTCAACTGGAACGAATCAGACATTCTGTATCAATCGCCGCGCACGATGGGCGTGTTTGAAGGCTCCAGCGTCAACCGCGCCAACGTGCCACGATTCAGTGTCGCCCGTCAGGTGAACAGTTTAGCCCCGGCGATCACCGGCGCTATCTTTGCCGACCCGGTTCCCTTCGAGATTCGCCCCCGCTCCAGCTCGCATCAGGACGCCGCGCGCGCGTGGAAGGAACTGATTGCCGAATTGCTGGACGAAATCGGCTTCAAGCAGGAGATGAGCTACGGCATCCAGGGGATGACGAATCAGGGGACGGTCATCTTCAAGGCGGGATGGGAGACCGAGACCCGCATGGAGACCCACTACAAGCGCAAGGTGGCTCCGCCCCAGGTGGATATGCCGCTGGGCAAGCCCATGACCGTCTTCACCGAGGCCAGCGACGAGTTTGAAGCCATCGACGTGGAGGTGACGCGCAACCGGCCCGTCTTCGAGAAATGCGAGTTGGGAACCGTCTTCGTGGACCCCACATGGAAGAACCCCAACCAGATTTGGAAAGCCAAATGGATCGTCCATGAGAAGTACCTCAACTACGACGACCTCCAGAGGCTTCGCGACAACTCCGACTATGACATTCCCTCCGACGACATCCTCCGCGCCATCTTCATGCCCGACAGCGCGGAGCAGACGGAGAGCATAGAAGGCGTCGAGGAGTCGATGACGGCGAACACCAGCGTTCATCACGCCGCGCAGCGGGACGAGGATTACAGCGAAGACCCGTTGATGAAGCCGATGCAGGTTTTGGAGTGGTGGGACAAGGGCCAATGCCGCGTCGTCCTCCAGAAGAAATGCGTCATCCGCAAAGGGCCACACAATCTCCCCGACAAGCCATTTTTCTCCGCCAACTATTGGGACATCGACAACGCCGGTTGGGGGATGGGGGTAGGCCGCATCGCCGGAGCAGACCAGCGCGTGGAACAGGGGATGTTAAACGCGCTGCTGGACATTTTGGCTTTTGCCGTCCAGCCGGAGTACGCGGTTGCGCGCGGTGCAAACGTTCCGACGCAGGATCAGCGGCGGAGGCTGGGTGGCATCCGCATGGTGGATGGTAACGACGCGACCAAAGCCATCGCGCTTGTCGCCCAGCCGCAAGTACCGCCCGATGCGTGGCGCGCCATTCAATCCGTCGTCGCATCGGCGGAAGGCGCAACCGGCGCGGATCAGGCGACGGTGCAAGGCTCCATCCCAGGCCGAGGATCGAGCATGGTACGCAGTGGCACCGGCGCGGGAGCCGTAGCCGCAGCCTCCAGCGCGCGCCTGCAATCGCCGGTAGAGCGCGTGGTCGACGGGGTTCTGATTCCCTTCCTGAAATTCCTCTTCCGCATGATCAAAGAGCGGATGCCGATATCGGAGATACGCGATGTGCTGGCCGAGCGCACCGAAGACCTCGTACCCGATTTTCAGGACTTCATGGAGATGGGGGCCAAGTTCGAGACGCTGGCCGGCACGAAGCTGGCCGCGCGCAACCGCATGGCCCAGGCCCTCCCCTTCCTGCTTGAAGTCTTTGGCAATCAGGCACTCGTCCAGCAGCTATCCGAGACGGGTTGGAAGGTCAACGCGATGGAGCTGGTGAACATGGTGTTGGACGTGAGCGAGTGGAAGAACAAGCGCGACCTCATCGTGGAGATGACCGACGAAGAGAAGCAGATGCAGCAGCAGCAGAATCCATCCGCAGTCAAGGCCCAGTCTGACGCGGCGCAGCTCCAGCAGAAGCACAAGAACGATATGGAGCTGGAAGACAAGAAGATTGCCGGACGCATCGCGGCCAAGACGGTCGACACCACCCACAAAGCCTCCGTCGAGTCGCCGCTGGACCGCGCGGCCAGCTTCGCGCAACGGACGGCAGACGAACGCACCTTGCAAGCAAGCCAATACTACGGCGGAGGAGCCTAGCCCATGATGGAACCGACGATGAGGACGGAGCGGAGTTTCGGCGTAACCGCCGAGCTGAAGCCCGCGCAGCGTCGTAACCTCCACAACCTTGCGAACAGCGAAATCTACCCCGACCTTTTAGACGTTCTGGAGATGGTCTGTATCGAGACCGAAACCCAGCTCATCAACACTGACCCCGCCGATGAAGCCGCTGTACTAGCGAATCATCGCATGGCAAAAGCGGCGTGGCAGATATTCACCCACATGCAGGAAAAGATTTATTCCGAGTCGCAATTCTTCCTGGCAAGTGTTGCCAAACCAACCCCCGTACCAGCCTTGACCCCGGAGGAGATGCGAATCGAGAACCTACTCGACCCGACCAAGCCGCTCCCCGAAGAGGACTATGTGGGCATTTGATTGGAAAAGGAAGGAAATCCCTAATGCAAAAGAGATGGATGAACGACAAACAACCCGACGACAATGGCGATTACATTCTGGTGATCGAGAACAATCAGGGTGGCCGCATCTCCACCTTCAAAGGCAAGACCATTGACGACGTAACAGAGAAACTGGCCGACTCCCAGATTCACGCGAACGAGGAGATTATCCGTTTGCGTAAGCCCGATTCGGCGAGACCGAAACTGAGGCTGGAACAGAGGCACCTCTCCCCCGCAGACCGTCTCCGGTTGTCGTCTGAGATGACCGACCCCGAGAGAGTAGTCGAAGCCGTAGAGGAGATTGTGACCGCGCGCCAGGGCATGTCTCCCGACAATCTTGGAGCGCACCTGTCCAGGATGGACGGCAAGGAACGCGATGAGTATTACGCCACCGAAGCCAACGCCTTCCGCGACGAACACCCCCACTTCTATCCCGTGCCACAAAACCGCGATGCCCTGTTTGAGGAGATGCGCGCGAACGGCTGGGACTTGACCCGCAATAACCTCGCAATTGCATTCCGAACCCTCTGGGATCGTGGAGACATGATCCCGTGGCCAGACGACAGCGGCAACAATCAGGCTCCGCCCACCCCGATCAACGGGGATGACGGCGGCTTGAATGGAGCGCCAGCTCTCGCCCAACCACCCAATGGACAGGCAACGGCTCAATCCGCCCCCTCTTCCAGACCACGCAACGTAAGCGTAGCAACGGGACTCCGTAGCTCAGACGCCAGCGCGTCCGCTCCGGTCCCCGTGAAGAGAGCAGCGAAGTACACACGCGCGGATATAGACAGGATGAGCCGAGCCGAATTTGCGGACAAACTCCGCAACGAACCCGGATTCAGGCAGCAAATTGATTCTATGAGCGCGTGACTCTACCCGTCAGGGGGACAGTCACATGCGAAACACATCCATCGCCGCCCAGCGCGGCAAGCAGTTCTTTGAGAAAGTCGTTATTCCCGTGATTGAATTCGTATGCGCGATGGGAGCAGGTCTCATCGCGTACACGGGAACCGTGGGCAGAGCACATGCCCTTGTGCTGGGACTAGGTGTATCCCCAGCGTCGAACCTCACAACCAATCTCCCCCAGTCGACCGTCACGTCCTTCGACAAAGTGTTTGTCGAGAACCTGAAGGCGGAGACGCCGTGGGTGCGCTGCACCAACCGGCGCACACTCGATGAGAACAGCGGAAACAAGCTGGTTCTCTTCATGTACCAGAACCTCCCCGCACCGCCCGTCACGCAAGCCCCCGAAGGAACCATCCAGACGGGCCTCACCGTTGCGGTTGTCCAGAACACGTCGACCATCGGCAACTACGCCGACTACGCCAACATCTCCACCTATGCTCTCCAGACCGCGCTCGACCCCGCTCTGGAGGCGCTTGGCGTTCAGATGGCGTATCGGTTGGCGCAGGTCATCAACCTCATCATCCAGAACACCGTGGATGGAGCTGGTGCAATCGACGCGAAGGCGATCCATGCGCCTCTCGGCACCAACCTTGTCGCGCAGGACATTACCTCTATGGTGCAATCGCTGGCCGGAGTCAATGCCCTTCCCTTCGAGAATGGCCGCTTTACCGGAGTGATTCACCCCTTCATCGTGGGTGACATTCTTATCAGCACCCAGCCCAACGGCATCACCGACGTTATGAAGAGGACGGCGGAAGGCCAGGAGAAGCTACGCGAACTCCCATCCCCCGATGGCGACGGCGTAGCCGTGATCGATTGGGGAGGCGCGAGCTTCCACCAGTCCACCCTTGTCAAAGTCACCACCGGCCCCCCGGTCAAACTCCGTACCTATGTCATCGGCAAGGATGGCGTTATCGGAATCTCGTTCGGAGCCAAAGAAAACACGCAGATTGGGGATGGCGACTGGAGGAACTTGAACGTTTGGGTTCGCCGGTTGACGGAGCCGAGTGGCTACGATCCGAGCCGCATGATTGGAGGGTTCGCAAGCTATAACGCCATGTATACGTGCACGTTACCGCCCGATCCCACCATGCGCGTTCGCTACACCGACGCGGCCACCGCAATCACCTAGAGCCGGAGCCGCCGCGCCGTACCAGCGCGGAGACGGGGGAGCGCAATGGTGGCGCTCCCCTGGTTCCGATCCCGAGACAACAAAGGAGACTTCGCTATGCCACCGCTTGACAGAAAGGCCATCACCGAGGAGCTGGAGCAATTGCAGCTCGAAGAGACGCGAGACCGGGTTACTGGGATGCGACAGCACCGCGAGTCGATCCGCCGCCGCGTCGAAGCCAGAGATACCGACCTGAAGGATGCCGCCGCGCGGCAGAAGGCGATTCAGGACGCATGTTGGCACAAGAAAGGCGGCAAGGGAGTGACGATGCTCTTTCAGGGCAACGATCACAACTATGCCGTGATAAAGCACACCCTCAGCCACGGGCCGCTGATTGTTCTCTGCCAGCGATGCTCGAAGGTGTGGGAGGCACCGCCCACCGCACTCAACGCGCGCTCCGCCTCCCCAGAGGACAAGGCTCTCTATCGCAAGCTCTATGACGAATATCAGTGGGCCGTGAACCTTCCCACCGATAACGAGCCGAGCGGAACCCAGCTCTTCGTCATCACCCGCGAAGAATCCGCAGCGTAAACGAATCGTTGAAACGCCACCCAAACCTGCAAAGAAAGAGAGCCAGCCATGACCGACGAAATGAAACCCATCGGTGAGGTTCACAAAGAACTCATCGCCCAGGCCGAGGCCAACACCAAAGCCAACTACGACGCCAACGCAGCGCAGGTTGCGGAGAACGAAAAGTTCATGCAAGGCCCAGCCAAGCTGAATCAGCCCGTCGCTAGCGAAGCCGACCCCGGCAAGCCAGCGGCAAAACCGGCACCGGCGAACCCCGCACAGCAAAAGTAGCCGAGGCTCTATGGGAAACAGCACGATCAAATTGCAGCAGATCATGGATGAGGTCTCCGCCATCGGAGACCTGAATCCAGTGTTCAACAACACGGGAGGCTTTGCGGATCGACCCGCCATCACCATCGCCAACGATGTGATGAGCGAGCTAATCAGCATCCGCTTTCCGTGGAAGTGGAACCGCATTAAGATCCCGCCGTTTCCCCTCACCAGCTACCAGCAGGACTACGCCACAACGCTCATGAATCTGGGATGGCTGGAGAATGGCCTCCGCGTCGATGTGAACAACTCCACCTATCCGCCCCCGACGTGGCCTATCTACGTCGTCCGCGACCTTGCCGTATCGAACGCTCAATCCGGCTGCCCCTATCAG